GGATTATTAGTAAATACCCTTATCCTGCAACTTTTACTTTTTATAGGTGTAAACTTATCCTCTGAGTTATCAACTGTTTGTAGAACTATTGGTGCATCTGCTAATTCTAGAGCTACAATGCCCTCAAACTCAATATAGTATGTTTCCGTAGGTCCTGCACTCCTAACAACTTGTATTCTAATATCGTAATCATCAAATGGTACAATCCATTGATAAAAGGAAGTGGGCAATGGGTCATTTATAGTAATATCCGTATATGAGTTATCACCGGCTATTGAATAGCCTATAATTAAACTTGTAGTGTCTATTGGTAAACCTATCCAACTAAGATTCATTAGTTGATCGCCATCCCCTATGCTTGGGTCAGAGTAAAAGTGGAAACCATAGGGTAAAGGGTCTGCTGGGGCTGTATCTGTAATAGTTACATAGATAGTCTGCTCATTCGGGCTATTGTCCGAATAGTTAACTTGCGTATTAACAAAACTACCTTTGTAAATCTTACCCATTTACTCTGAGTTGACTCCTTTGTGTTCTAGCGTATGCTAAAATAATATCTTGTCCTCTAAGTGTTGTACCTCCGCCACCACGACCACCCATCATAGTTGCCAAGCCTTGACCAAAGGTAGGCAGCTCATCATTAGGTACGATAGTACCAGCCACATTAGGTACAAATAACTCTGGCCCTCTTTCTCCCACTAAGTAGGTCTTATTTCCACTTACTGGTCCACCCTCAGCCCTTGCACCTCCAAAGTTCTTTAATATAGCTGAAGCGGCTATGGCTGCAATACCATAACCAATAGCAACTGATCCCGGTATCGTTACACCAGTAGCAGATAGAATCTCATCAATACCTTTCTTTGCTATACCGTAAGCTATCAATGCCTTACCGATGGCATTTAGTAAATTACTCATAACTTCGACAATACCTTTGCCAAAATCCTCACCACTTACTAAATTACCAAGACTTTCTGCTAATCCTTCTAATCCACCTTGTAAGGCATTAACAAGATTCTGTTGTAATGCAATACCGGCCTGATTTATCTCTTTACCAGCATCTTTTAAGCCTTTAACAACTGCATTAGCGGCTTCCTTTGTTTGGGGTAATGTAAAATCAATCTTGACTTTACTAAAATCAAAATAATCCCTAATCTCTTGCTCTAAAACAGCCTTTTGTGGAGTTAAATCTCCTAATGGTTTCGCTAATGCTAATTGTCTGCCTTTTAGGTCTTGTTCAATAGTTCTCCCAATATCAAATAAAATATCCCCAGTCTTTATTGGCTGTGGTATTGTTAACTTAATATCTACTGGATATTCTACAACCTGTGGCTGCTCTAAAGTAAACTTAAATGCTCCTTGCCTCCATTTATCTAAAAATGCCTTAGCTTTTGCAAACTGCTCTGCTTCTGTATCTAAAGATGTGATATTTAATCTTATATCAATAGACTCATCTGTTGCAGCAGCAATTCTACGAGCTTCAGCAATCGTATCTTTAATTACATTGTTTATGCCACCTTTATCCTCTACTAGTGGCTTTATGCCTACACTTGTGGTTACAGCTTGGGTTAGCCCTTGCTGTAATCTAGATCTTGCATCGTTTAAGTCACCTAATGTGGTCTCTTGCTTTTTTAATTCTGCATTAGTAGAGGAGATTCTATTTTGTAGATTACGATAATTTTCTGTCTCTACTTCGACCTGCCCACGAATCTCAAATCTAGGTGTTCTGGCTAACTCATTCCTTAAAGTAACTAGCTCCTTTTGTAATTGCGTTACTCTATTTTGGACTTTAGTGGCATTGGTTTCAGCCTCATTTAATTTGCTGATAAAACCACTTTGTGCTTGTTGGTTTTGCAAGGCCTTATTGTACTCATCTTGCCTTGTCTTTAATAATTCTAACCCTTTTGCTGATAATGTAATATCACCAAAATAGGCCTTGTTTAGTGCCTGTAATTGTCTTAATGCGTTTTGTCTTTCTGCATCACTAGCAGATAAGTTATTTACGACTGCAACTAAAGCATTAACCCTAGCTATTTGTGCATTAGCACTTGACCCAAATTCTACGGTTAAATTACCAACAGTTCCACTAAGAGATTTGATTACTTCTTGTAATCTCTTAAATTCCTCAGCTTGACTATCTACTGCTCCTTTATTTTTAGATAAAGAGCCAAACCATCTGTCAAACCCAATCTGAGCAAATGTAATGGCTGAGGTAACAGCCGATAATGCCAAAGCGATACCGCCTGGACCAGTTAAAGACCCAAGTAATGATTTTAATGCACTACGTGTACCACGACTACTTTTTTGTAATTGTTGAAACGATTGTAATAAAGGGTCTAGGTTGTTTGCTATGGCAATAAAACCAAAAGGAGCATCTTGTACTACTCTACCTAAATTGGACATTGCCAAGGTTGCTTGATTTGCAGATTGAGGTATTTTACCAAATCCTCTCGCTGCATTTTCAGCACCTTTGCCAGCATTGTCAGAAGCTAATCTAGTTCGGTCTAGTTCTTTTTGGATATTAGATAATGACCGTAACGCTGCTTCAACATCCGCTGCTATCCTTATTTGTAAATCAGCCATTCTGCTTTATCCTTTTTAGTGCCTCTTTCTCTCTCTTTAGCTTTAGTAGATTCCGTACTTGATCCCGGTCTAGTTCGGCCTTAGATTCGAGCTGCCAGCTATCCATGACAAACCTCGCCCCATTACCCTTACCTATCAGAGCCTCGCATATTAAGGCTGTCTGAAACCTTAGACTGATAGCATCATATTTTACCTTATCAAAATACCCCTTTCGTAAAAGTAGGTACTCCTCGACCTCCAAACCATAAAACTCCACCGGAAGCAGACCAATCTGGCCAAAGGCTTCCGACCTCATCTCATCCCAAGTTAAGGATTTGCCACTTGGGTTAGGGCTTCCCCCTGGTCTTTAGGTTTATTAGCCTCTACAAACTTATTGATTAAACTAGCGGCATCGGACTCATCCATCGCACCTACCCAGTCTTGGACTTGCTCGATAGAGATAAACTCCTTAATGCCATTGACCTTGTTATAGCAGTTTAAGCCACCATAAACGAGACCACAGATAAAATCAAATTGTTTGTCTGGCTTGCTTAGAAGCTCAGACATCAACAAAGGATCGGAAGATGTAGCCTCTCCGTAGAACTTTGAGAACCACATCTTGCCGACATCCAGTGTTACATCCTTACCTCCGATTGTGTGTGTGATTTGTTTCATGTGTTTTAGCTTGCTGGTGTTGTATCAATGTCTCCCTCGATCTCGATAGTCATTGTGAACTTAGCAGTCTGACCGCTAACATTCTGCTGACCAAGAGCTGAAATCCAACCATAACCACCATGATAGATAGTCTCGGCTGAATCTGTCAGATGCCAGTACTTTTTAGTGTTGTTGGCATACAGAGTTTGGAAATCATTGAACGAAGCCTCATCAGCATCAGGTACAGTGTCAACTACCGCATTCAGAGTGAAACGGTTGTTCTGAGGTCCTAATACTTTCAAAGTTCCACAGTTAGTCTCATCACTAACTACGTTGCGGCTGCCATCGAATGATCCCTCACTCTGACACACAGCCGACTTTCTTGCACTACTCGGCGTGTCTGAGTATTCGATAAACATCACACTGCCGGAGATTGTTGTAGCATCTGCCATTTGTTTTTATTTAATTTTGATTAAGAATATGCTCGTATCTAAGTAAAAGCCTAAATAGTTTCTCAGAGCCATCATCTTCGTAAAGCTCGGTCTCTGATTGAATCGTTATCTGTGTAATCTGGTGGTCTGGTATGGTTATGCCAAAAGAGTTAGGACTGAGTATTATCTCATCGTAGATCTCTTGGGCTATATCGTAAGCAATCTTACTGTTTCCTAAAGTAGCGAATTTTGTTAATATATCCACTACAATAACAGCAGATTGAAAAAATGCAGAGTTGTTGAGGTCTGTCTGGGTACTACCCTCTGACCTGATAAGTACATAGTTGCCATTCTGATTAAGAGGCACTGCATCCTTATAGACTGGCACAGAGATAACCCCATCGAGGGCTTTGTACCATTCTGTCTTTAGGTCGTATAGTGCAGTCTTAAATGCCACTTAGTATGCGGTTTATACGTTGTGTTAGTGATTTTTGCACAATAGGTATCTGCTTGTAAAAAAATGGCTTTGGACTGATACCATTCTTTAGAATACTCATTGTAATTGCAAAAGCAATGCTCAATCGTTGGTCTTTAGTTTGTCTGTTCTTTCTTTTAGTCTTTACATTGTATGTTACCCCTATTCCCTTGCGTTTTACCCAAGAGTAAATAGACATAAGCATCTCAATCCAATCGCCTTTTTTCTCGCCCCCTTTGAACTGAGCAGCGTACTCCTCAGTACCGGGGTAAGGCTTAAACTTTCTCTTTGTACCAAACTCAATATAAGGAGCATAAGAGGCATTAGCAGATACCATATAGCTGTATGGTGTTTCTCTTTTGTAAGATATAGACCTAAGCAATGTACCTCTGTCTCCACCTTGACCAGCTAAGTCTCTTTTAGCTAAAGCAACAAACTCCATAGCACTAGCCTCGACTTCGGCTTGTACCTCATCTTTCATGGCTTTACTAGCCGAATTTAATCGACCAGATAATTTGTCAAATCCTATGGTTGTTACCTTAATCAAGCTCAAATATTGCTAATCCAGTTATCTCCCAGTTAAATCGTTTTTCATCAATCCTACGGACACTACCTATTGAGTAGGTCTGTCCAAAGTACTCTATTCGGTAGTCAGGTGTGATATTGTAACCCCTAAAAGGAATCCTAAAGGTCTTAGTATCTGACATCTCTGTTCTACCATCCCCTTGACTCCTAGACCCACCGCCATCCTCTACCTCAGCCCACATCTTATAGGTTGTTGCTACCGTTTCAGTAGCATCCCCATTAGAGTCAATGGTCTGGGTATATTTCAACAGCTTTATGGGCTTAAGGTTACCTATCATCCTAACCAGTTTGTAGTTTTATATCTACTTGCCAGATTCATGGCCTCGCGGCTCATGCCATCGACATTCTCATCCCCTCTATTGATATACCTGTAAGCGACCTCTTTGTACATGGCATCCTTTAAGCCTTTAGGTAAGCTAACATAACCAGCCTCGTAAAGCATGGTCATATTTTCATACTTAGGCCATTTTAGGATTCTGCCATTTAAGGACACCTCAAAGTCATCTGTACTAATACTATCCCCCTCATCATCTTTTACGTTAATGATGGTAGTAACTGGACCAAACGGAATCTCAAAGCCACCAGCCAAGTTAGTGAATTCAATCTCCCATATTTTAGGGATTAAGCTCAGGCCAGTAAACTCCTCAATCCTCTCTCTAGCAGACCGAATCAATGTTTCTATAATAGCATCATCATCGTTAAAGTCGGATGGTATGCTATCTGACTGATCGATAAACCCTTCTAGTCTGAGATAGTTTTTAACCTCCTCGACAGTTAAAGGCTCATTGATGCCAGATTCATTGGTTTGGTCATCCCAGTCGATAAGTAAGTTGTACAGCATAGAGATTTATTAAAAAAAGGGGCCAGCCGAAACCGGCCCCACCACATCAAACCACAGCACCTATTTAGAATGATCCGTAGATCATGGCATCTGTTCTCATGATGTTGATGTCTTCAAAACATTCAACACGAGCAGTTACCAAGTTGCGCTGGAAGTTGTCGCTATCTTCGTAGCTAAACTCTACACGCAATCCTTCGGTCTCAACACGCTCAAGGTAGTTAGCATCGATGATAAGGGCTTTGTCGTTAGTAACCCATGAAGCACCGATTACAGGTACACCAGCGATACGGACATTACCATTGGCATCGATTACGAAACCACCAGGAACAGAGTAGTCAGTTGGCTTAGTCTTTAACAAGTCAGCCCACTGAGCATAAGATACTAAAGCAAAAGAAGCGTCGAAGTTGGCATCCAATTGGTTGGCAATCCAGTCAACCAGTTGCTCAGCATCAACAGTAGCAGAGGTAGTAGTAGAACCAGTAGCGGCATTTGACACAGCAGTAAAGAATGTGCTGTTCTCTTTCTTGTAGAAATCACGCAGCAGCATTCTCTGGAGGGTGTTCTGTAAGAAAGGCAGTTGGAACATCATCTGCTTAGAGAAACGAGCAAAACCAGCGATATAGTCAGATACTACCTTTACCTCAGTCAGGTCGTAGTCAATCTGGCTCTTTGCATTGCCCTCAGTCTGAATACCGATTGAACCCTCAGTACCAGTCTCACGATAGGTTACATAAAGTCCGGTTGGAGATACAGCAGTAGGGATAAGGTCGCGGAAGTTAATCTTCTGAGCAGGAACGAGACCTTGACGTTGATTGTAAGTAGCAACACCATCACCTGACAGGTTGTTACCCAAAGTCATTGTGCCGACAGCTTTAAGGTCAATAGTCAGCTTGGCATTCTTGTTCTTTTGGAACTCTTTGATTTCAGCTTGCTTAGCTTCAAAAGCCTCAGCCATTTGCTCAGCAAAGGCATCACCAAAAGACTTAGTCTTGTTATCGACTTTCTTGGCAGCTTTCTCAGCGATAAGTTGGTCGAGGGCAGCTTGGTTCTTCTTAGCAGACTCATCCATAGTTACCACAGCAGCCTTTACTTCGGCTACATCATTTTTTACATCAGCGATAGCAGCCTCATTGGCGGCTTTCATCTTTTCAACAGACTCAGTAGCTGATTTTACTGCAGTCTCGATGCTTTTCAATTCTTCCATTGTTAGGAATTTAATTTAGTTAATAAGTTATTTAAGTTATGCTTCAATCCGCTTAAATCAACCTCCGGCTCCTTAGTCTCTGCAACTGCCTCAGCGGGTTGCTCCTCTTTAGGAGTGGTATCTATTGAAATAAGTGATTTAATTGCCTCGTTTATTTGTGCGACCCTGATCTCGATAAACTCGAAAGCATCATCAGAGAAGCGGCCATCTTTCAATGACTTTAAGAGCATGCTCAGCTCTTTGCTAAGTTTAGCATGGTTGTCAAGAATATCTTGACTAGTCAATGACTTGCCCACCTCTAAAGTAGGTGTGTTCATGTTAGCACCCCAAAGGACTGCCGAACCCTCAAAAAGTAAAATCTCTTTGATAAGATTGTACTCACCCTCTTGGCTTTTCTGGTTCTCTTGCTTGATAGTTCTAAAGCCTACTGAGTGCTGGTTAATATGCCCAGACTTGTAGAACTCCAGTACATCGTTGCCCCATGTAGTGTTAGGCACATCGGTTATTCCAACCAGATAGTCCTTTTCTACATACAGCTCAGAAAACTTGCCAATAGCCGATTTTAGGCTTGGGTTGTGGTCTGTCAGATGCCAAATAAGATTAGCACCCTTAGGACCTCTTTCTGTTAATGTCTTAGTGTAGGCATTGTGGTCAATGACATCATTGTCAAAGTCCTTACTGCCCATCTGGCTGATAGCTACCTTTACCTTTCTGGTAGTAGTGCTAACATCCTGCACTGAGTTGCTTACTGTCTTTTGTTCAAAGTATCTTTTCATATTCAATATTTTGGGAGGGTTGACCCTGGTTATTGTTTCATTATTCCGCAGTATTGACCGTAGTCGATCAAGCACCTCCCCTGTTTATTAGTCTGCCTCTACTATCTCTTTTAGGTACAACAATATAAGAGCATCTGCAATTTATGACCATCGCTGCTGAGCCACCCGGAGCTAGAGGATATTCTATATTCTCTCCGCTTCTAGGATCGACAAAGTTGTCATAAAAGTCAACCACCTGACCATCCATGTTAAAATGGTCTTTGGGTTGCTCTGGCTTAAAACCTCTGGTCCTTGAATCTCTAAAGGCAATCCATTCTTTGACCATTGCGTAGTCAAAAGACTCGGCTGCTGCCTTTATCCCAGTGTTGGCTGCCCGACCTACCTCCGTTCTCACAATCCTTTCGGCTTGCATGGCTGTAAACCCTGAGTCTTGTAGAATCTTTACTATCTCATCTACGGTTTGCTCTTTTATGATAGCATTCTGTAAAACGAGTAGTAAATGGTTTCTAAGTGTCTCTGAGGTCTTGACTACCGCAAACTGGAGCAAGGTCCTTTCTAGCTCATCCATGATAAACCTAGTCCACTGCTCATCTCTGCCTATCCCTTTCTGGTTAGCTTCCCTACGGATTAGCTTATACATCTGGTTGGCATGGTAGAGACCTACTTGCTTGTAGATGGCCTCTATTGGTTTATAGAGCTCATCATTCCAAAGCTGTGTCCTTAGTCTTGTCTGAGCTTGTCTGGCTCCAACTTTCTTTATTGTACCTATCAAAGAGCTGACAACCTTATCTAGTTGTCTTTTGACCTTAGGAAAGTGCGTTTTGGCAAACTTCCGATTGGTTCTCGTGAAGTTCTCCGCATACTCTTTTCTCTCTTTGTCGGTCATCCATCAATCTATTTTTTAGAGCCAATCGCTTGGCATCCATTTTAGCTTTTAATAACGCACAGCACCTCTCCCTTTTTGTTACCGGGTAGGTTGTGCTGACAATCTCATCAATCGTCATTCATCTCCTCATTTTCTACCTCATCTTCGACCTCGTTTACATCGCTGAGGTCCATGTTTGGAGTCTCGTACTCACTAAGTGGCATACCATCTTGTGGAGTAATCCAAGGCTCATCAAAGAGAGGATTGTCTATTCTTTCTAGTCCTAAGTGCATCCTTTGCTCATTAGGGCTTAATGCCTTGAGAGTTTTAATCCAGTTGGACTTTTCGACTACATCTTCTTGGAGTTCGGTAAATACCGTATGGTCAAAGTCGATATAGACATTCTGACCTTTATAACCCCAGTCGGTTTGTAGCTTTCTGTTAAAGTGATTACGGAACGAAACCAACTGAGGCATGGCACAACGAGTCGTAAGAGCCTTTTCAGCCTCTCTGACATTGTTATAGGTCGAAGTCTCAGAATCACCCACCAGTTGGCTAGGTACTCCGTAAACAGAGCTAAAACGCTTCAAATCCCATTTTTCAGAGTCTATAATGGATAGCTCTACTGGATTCAGCCCAACTGACTGCCATCCCATCTTGTAACCAGAGACACCAATGCGGCCCCAGTTCTCTGAGCCTACCCATTCTCCTTTACCTACTAGTTTACTCTTAATAGCTTCTACTTGCTTTCTTGTATCGGCTACATCTACCCCTCCACCGATAACCCTAGGATCATCGACATAAAGCACACCCTTAACGCCTTGATTTTCAAGCATGGCAGCACTAGCTTTGATAGCCGAGTTAGATCTGCTCAATCTTCTAAGGGCAGCCTTTAACGGACTCATTCCGTAAAGATGGGCTCCGTTGATATCCCAGTCATAGTTTTGGTACTTATCGTGCAAAACCTGACTTTTAGGGAATAAGGCATTGGAAAGGACCGGAATCATGTAACCCTCCTCGACAATAGGAAACATATTACTTGAAGCAATGATGTTTACCTCTTGGTAGGGTAGGTTGTGTAGTTGGTATGGTTTACCCTGATTGGCTCCCATGTCAAGCATCTGAGCCCAAACACAGCGACCACCAGTTATAAGTTTATATCCAGTTGAGTTAGCTACTAAGTCCTGAAAGGTCTCGTAGTCGTTAGGGTATCGTAAGAGTTCTGTGAGTCTGTCAACAAAGATAGGCTCTAGGGCTTTTTTCTTATACCCCATTGCCTTTTGGAAATCCTCAGTAGAGATGTCTTTCTTTCTCATCAATCCCTGATAAGACTTAAAGGCAGCCTCATCGACTACCTTGTAAGTTGACCATTCTGGTAGCTTACACTTATCTGTGATGAGAGTTATAGTGGAATAGAGGATATCGTTAACCTGATAGCCATCCCGGATATAATTGGTCCGATTGTCAGTTATACCGACAAAAGTGCCACCAGTTACCTGATAGGAAGCAAAGGGCTGACCTACCGGCATCATTGGCACTGCCTTTTTAGTTAACGCATCCCACGCATCTTTGATTCTGCCCACTTTCTTTATTTTACCAAGCCATCACCTCAAACTTAGGCTTGTTTAGTTTTGTATATATAGCATACCGCATCGCATCGCATAAGTGATCCCACATCTTGACTGGCTGCTCGTCTGGATGTACCTTGCCATCTTTGTCAACCTTCCACTTGTAGGACCTAATCTCTTTAATTAGGTTGATAGACTCAGGTGTTACTACCAATGGCTGGCTTTTGACCTTTTGGATGCCAGCATAGACATCTTTCTCGGCAGGCTTGGCATTGTACCCAGCCCTTACCAGTTCCTCGATAGTCTTAGGCTCAGCAGCATCACAGTAAATCTCATCTGACCTCCTGATGTTTAAGAGCTTTAACCTTTCTATTAAATCGGTGGTTGTTAGCTTTGTCTCATAAAGCAACTCTTTGACAAATGTCTGGCTTTCGTAAAACCCGACCTTGACTAAGGCTGTTGGCACTGAGTACCCAAAGTCCAGACCATAAACGGTCTCGCAATCCTCTGGGAACTGACCTTGCCTCCAATGGGTGTAAATAATCTCTGATGACTTACCCCTCTCTCCCAACCCAAAGACTTTCCAAAGATTCTCATCTGCATCTTTCAGACTTTCAATCTCTGCTATCTGCTCACTTGGCAAGAATGGATTGTCTTTGTAGGTCGAGTGGATTAGGATATTGCTTTCTCTATCAGAGACATCATAGACCCAGCTCATCTCATCTACTGGGTTAAAGTCCAGAAAGATGGTTTGCTTGGTTCTAAGGGCTAACTGCTGATAAATCGAATGGGGCAATAAATTAGCCTCATTGATGTATAGTATATCCCTGCCCGGTCCTCTAACCTTACCAGAGTCCTCAGCCCCAAAAAACTCAATATATGAGCCATTAGGGTAGTGATAGACATTGTCGGTCTTGTTAAAGTTGTCATCAGAGTACAGCCCGGCATCCTCTAATATCTTTAGGATGTCTCTCCTTGCCCCTCTTTTAAGATGGGGTAGAGATGGGCTTACCACTGAGATAGTAACCTTTTCCTTATGCGGTATGTAAAGAGCTAGTAATTGACTTATTGAGTAGGTTTTGCCAGATCGGGTAGAGCCTTGGTTGGCTATAACCCTGTACTGTTTAGCCTGATAGGCTTGCAAATTCCTTTCAAAGACACTGGTGTATCTTATCTCAACTTGTCTCATTGGCTGGCTTGAATACTATGTTAATGCCTCCATCAACCTTAATATCTTGCTCGCCTTTTTCTTTCTGACCAAGTCTTTGCTTACCTAACCAGATAAGCATTGCTCTGTCTTTATCTTTAATAGCTGCATCGAATTGAACCTTTCTTAAAAGGCTTTCTCCTGATGCCTGCTTTTCTTGCTTATATGCCACAAATTCTATACCTAAATCCGACTTACATCGTTGATACAGAGTGTTTTCGTGGATTCCTAACTGAGCTGCTACCTCTACCCCAGAGCAACCTGCCATAAGGTAGTCGGCTACTACATCCCAATCGATATGTGCTGGTGTGGATGACATTATTTTTTTTTCTTGGCTCTCTTTGGGAGTTTTTTGCCTTTAGAGGCTTTATTCCACTCCTCTACGTTGACTCCTTGCTTTTCTAGCTTTTTCTTATTTATGTTAAAAAAAGCTGCTTGAGCTCTACTTTTATATGGCATTATTTACCCATTTGTCCGCATTTCCATAAGACCTTTCTGCTCCAGTAGTTGGCACTTAGTTTGGTATCTGTACCTTTTATGCCACCTGATCTTAGGCAGTAGGACTTTCTGCGGGTCTTTGATTTGTGCTGGGTAAAATCTTTCATAGAGCTATCTCCGAAATGGATTATCTTCTCTTTGCCACCCTCACAAGCCTTAACCACTTTCTTTTTACCCTTTAGCCAACTTTTCATTGGCTTATTGCAGGGCATCTCGGATTTAGGTACTCTCTTTATCATACAAAAAAGCCCTTAGCCCCGAAGGACTAAAGGCTCGTTGATTTTTTACCCTTTATTCACCCCCTAATATACTAAATATTTACCACTAAAACAAATATAAGTGTAAAAACTTATTCACATCTTCAGTTGTCAAGGATTACTTGACAGTTGCCAGTTTGATAATATCCGAACTAGCTCTAACATTATACCCTGACCACCGGGAGTTTGTAAGGGATGCACCCCATCTAGGCATTTAACCTCTAGAGAGGCATCAGCTGGGCAAAATAAGTGTTTTGCCTTAGTTAGCATAGGTATATCCCATGCGGAGTCTCCTATGGCTATTTGGTAGTCAAAAGGGATGGTCTCTTTGTTTCGTATTATATGTAACTCAGCCCCAGACCTTCTGAGGTATTGTTCTGCACCGGGCCAAGAGGAAGCAGTTACTAAGTGGACCTGATACCCCATGGAAATAAGCTCTTTTATGGCTCCTATGTCCTTGTTATTAAAGGACTTAATTATATTCCCTTGATGGTCCACCCAGATTTTGCCATCTGTTAGGCAACCATCGATATCACAGCAGATTACCATGTTTATTTTTTTATTATCCAATAATACCAATCCCGGCCTAATAAATTGACTGTTGCAAACTTATGTGGAGGCCATGCAATAATGGTTTTTGACTTCTTGCCTAAAATTACCATGCAGCCATGATCATCTAATGAAATATCCCATTGATGAAAGCCTTGCCAGTTCTCATGTGTTGCCTCGTTAAAAAACCCTTGCACTATTAGATAGCCTCCCGGTCTTACAGCTTGCAATAGACATTCTAAGGCCTTTCTAGGCTCTTGGGTATGGTCTAGGGCATTTGATATGTGAACTATGTCAAATTCGTTTTTATATGTCAGTTCCTCAGCTGGGTAAGGTAGTGGGGCTACTAGTTTGTGCCTCTCAAAGTCAAAGACTAGCTTGTAAAGGTCTCCCAAAGGGTCGCATGGGGTTACATTTACTAATCCATTTAGTATTGAGCAGACTCCTGAGCCTACATCTAATACTTTCTGATTAGGCACAGATAAAATAAAGTCTGCCACTTCTTGGTTCAGCTCGGGTGTTTTTACTTTCTTTACCCAACCTTGTAAAAAGCGGTCTGTCTTTACAAATTGCTGCCAGAAAGCTAACTCATGATAAATTCCATGTAATTCTAGTGTTGTCATTTGTTATAGGTTTCGTTGTAGTATTGTTCTGCTTGGTCATTTGTCCACTGTGTATGGTCGTGCTTATCAAAAACTCGTTGCCCTTCTATGTGAGCATCTATTATCTGCTCCTTCTCAAGTTCTTTGGCTTTATCAATATGTCCAAGGTTTTCAAGTAACATATATTCATCCCATTTACAAATGTGTTTCATTCTTTGTACCAACCATTCTACTGCTGTCATATTATTTGTTTTTAATGTTAAGGGAATATTTAATTGTAACAAATGAGCCATCAATGGTAAATTCGGTTATTCCATTAGTGCTTACAAAAGTTATATTGTCATCTATATCTCTAATTTCAAGACCTTTTAATTTTGTGTCTTTTTGCCAATAATATTTATCCAAACAATGATAAACATCATTTGCTGTGTTGTAGCTAACTTCAATAACTTTAGTAAATCCATTTTCTTTGTTTGTTAAAGTAATCTTTGCCATATCTATTTGTTTTTATAGGTTTCGTTGTAATATTGTTCTGCTTCAATATCATCATTTATATTTTTCCCAAAATATAATGCTTTCAATATTTGCTCTTTCTCCATTGCTTTGGCTTGTTGTACTGCATTATATGTTGTTGCATCGTAAGTAAACATTGCTTTTGGTATTAGTTGTTCAACTAACCATTCTACTGCTGTTTGTTTCATAGTTTGTTTATTTAGGCCATAAATCTTGTTGCCAGTTTTTACCCCATTTTTGAATCATGTGCCTTTGACTAATGGGGGTCCAGTAGTTTCTAAGTTGCTTTCTTAGCTGACCGATAGGATGCTCTTTTTTGTTTCTTAGATAGGTATGCCCGATGACTTGGCTATGATGCACCCCGACTTTTCTGGGTTTGACTCGATGACACCAGTCAAGGTCCATGTAGTAGTAAGGCAGCATCTCATCTAAAGGGTTTAAGTTATAGACCTCTGCATTGACCATTGGAGCAGTCCATTCGATAAAAGGGGTCTCTTTGGGTTCGTGTCCGTTAGGCCACTGGAATCTGTGATCCGAGTTTGGCATAGCTGGATGGATGCCAGCCCAGCCTAATGTCTCGCAAGCCATTGCTAACTCATAAGGCATCTGAGGCTTAAAAGTTACATTTGAGACAAACCAATAGTAATCTGCCTCTTTGTTTTTGGTTATGATAGTATTGTAAGCCCTAGACATATTGCCTACTCCATCTCTACTGACTATCTCGTAAGGTAAGCCAGTCTCTTGTATGCATTTTAGAGTGTCTAACCACTCTGGCTCTAAGTATTCTAGAGCTACAATTACAATTCTCATTTTATTGGTGTTAGGTGGACAATTAAGTTACCATCTTTAGTTTCTATGTGTAGGATAGCCCAGTATTTGTCTGTGTAGCCGAACTTAGGAGCCTCAGAGATGGTGAAGTAATTTATAAAAGTATGCTTTCGGTAACATCTTATGTGTGTAGGATCGGCAAACTGCAAGTCTGAATTTGCTCCTGCTTCTGGAGTTTCTATGTATAAAGCACCACCCTTTTTTAGTATGCGATGGCTTTCATTCATAAAATCTAGTAAGCTATTAAGATGCTCTACTACATGAATAGCTACTATCTCATTCATTGAGTTGTCCTTAAATGGCCAAGGTGTGATGTTTAGGTCATGTACTACATCTACGTTGTCAAACTTGCGACAATCTAAGAAAATGTCATTCTCTCTTTTAGGCCAGTTAGGACCGCATCCAACTATAAGCTGCATAAGATTTGATTAATTTTATCCATCCAATAATCCCAAGTATAGGTCTCTGTGTGCTTGCGTATGTTATCGCTTTTCTCTTTTAGGTCATTAGGGTTATTTATAGCAAACATTGTCGCATCAAACAACTTGTCATAAGAGTAGCCAGTTTTATAACTATTAGTCTCGTTTAAGTCATCGTCTCCCTCAATAATACCTCTTATTGTTACTGTACCTTTTGTGCCAGCTTCTAAGGGTGCAGTTGACCTAGCATCGTATTTTGTGGCTTTAATCATTATTGTAGCTTCCTCATATAGCCTATTCATTGTATCTAGGCTAGGCTTAACTACATATTCTGTGTAGATATTGTCTTTAGCTTGGTGCAAACCAAAACCTTTTATTGTCCATCCTTTCTCTCTTAGGTTTTTGGCCACTTGCACTGCTATCTTTTCTGTGTCTTTAGCCATGTTAGTAGGCTCTGGCGATTCTAGTAAAGCTATCTTGCCCTCTTTCGTTTTATGGCTTATGGGAAAGTCATTAAGATTAACTCCGTTACCCACATAGTTTATTGGTCCTTTTCTTTTATAGGTATTTTGTAGCATCCTAATATTCCACTGGCTTATAGATATTAAAGGATACTTAGTAGTGTATAAAGTAAAGCAGCTATCAAAGAATGACTTGTTAGTTAAGTTAAATAGATGCTCTAGCATTTGCAAAAAAACTATTTTCTTGACTGGCTTGTCTTTTGCTAATAAGTTTGCTCCATGCGGGCTCGTTACAATCAATAGGTCTGAGGTAGCTAGTAAAGAGGTTGTATTTACAATCTTGCAAGTAATGGTCATCCAGTCGCATCTCACTGGACCGGCTTGGTTGTATAGTATAACCTTATGCCCATAAGCACCTAATCTATTTGCCCATTCGTTTATAACTCTTATACCTCCATGCCTAGAGTTTATGTTTGGGCTTTGTATAAAGATTCTCATTTTTCGTAGATTGACTTATCTGGATATAGTTTGTGCATTAAGACCTTAAAATCGTTATTGACTGTATAAGCTCCAATAGAGAAAAAAGTCTTACCTACTAACTTACCTTGCCATGTGCTTAGATTGTACTGATTGCTTAGCTTAAAGTCTGCCATGTACTCAAAGCCACCTTCCATGTTTCTAGTGTAGGCTGATTTTATGACATACTCTTGTTTCCAGTCTAAGTCTAATAGCTTACCAAACTCTTTAGCATTGTAAACTATCGGAACGTGAATGTCTGTGTAAAGATCATTGCATCCCGGTAGCTTGGCTGTATTTGTGATGGCTCTTTTATACAATCCAGTAGCCTTTTCAGCCCATTGACTGCATAAACCATCATACCAATAGCGGAACTGATCTACCCTAAGGTCTTTAATTAGGAAATGGTCATCATTCCAAAAGATAAAGTCTTCGGTATTGGTCATCTCACAGCCAGTAAGTATTTTTTGAAAGATGCTAAAGTTCTTGCGGCCCGGCACATCTGGGATGTCATAGTGATCGACATTCTTTATCCATTTAGGCCTTTCGCCTATTAGTAAGATGCGACCAGTATGGCCTTTGAGATGCTTCTCAATCGACCGTAGGGCATACCTCAGCTCGTTGTCCATCCACCGGCTGCCAGTTCCCAAAGCTATCACGATATCCATCGAATTTGCTTAAAATGTGAATTTTTACAGCATTTGTAAGACTACCGAACTCTTTGACAATCAAATCATTCTGCTCTTTAGTGATATAGACAGACACCATCTGCACTTTAAGATGTGCAGGCTTGGGCTTTCTACCTCTTTTCTGCTTTTCCATACCACAAATATAGGGCAATAAAAATAAATTAAAAATATTTTTGGTTAATGTGTAAAAGTGTATTATCTTGCATCCATAACCAAATGATTAAACCATGAAAGCACCAATCAAACTCCTACTTGCTCTACTAGCAGTTGCCTATGTTATAGGCCTTTTACAAGACAACATTTGCCAATAATCAAAACCCTTTACCATGACAATTACCCTAATCACATCAAAAACCAGAGCCATCCACATCTTTGAATCTGGACAAGGCTATTACCAAGCAGAACTATTTGAACCAACAGAGAAAATGTATTCAGACCAAACTGGAGTGCGTTTAACTTTCCCCGATTGGATGGATGCAGAGGCTATTGCTTTACTCATGTTTCATACTGGAGTAAGCTATGGCCTTACAGATGGCATCAGACTTTACAACCCTAGCTATACACCTACTAAAAAAAAGATTGACGATGTTATGGGCCTCGCCCATGATTAATGGCAAGCAATAGGTTAACCCCGATGTTTCTACATTGGGGGCATTTTTTAACTACCCTTAAATTCACCACATGAAAACCACTTACCCCACACACCCAATGCGTGATTTTAACGAATGGATCACAGCAGTACACAATTATTTTAGAATGACAGCAGCAGAGTATGTCCGTAACAAGTACATTAGACAGTTTACTCCTTTTCGTATCGAACCAGATGGCCAAGCCTACTACATTGTAGATGATGAGAAAATACCAGCTAAGGAGTTTGAACGCAAGTTCCCCCTCCCATTATTTGTAAATAAAAATGATGAGAATCCTAACTCAATGGGAGCAATGTTTGCAGAAACAGTTTAACTTTATAAAAAACCACATCATGTCAAACGATTTAATTACCTATGATTTAGCTAAGCCAGCACAATCGCTGCAACTAGCCTCCGAACTAAAAAGATTTGTAAAAGAGCAAAAACTTACTGTCAACATTAAGGGCAAAGAGTATCCTTTAGTCGAGTCTTGGCAGTGGGCAGGAGCCCAGTTAGGCTTGTATCCCCAGCTTAATTACATCTCTAATCACTCTACCGAAACCGAGATTAAATACTTGGCAGAGGTTAGTATTTGCAAATGGGGCACTAATGAGGTCATCTCTAAAGGAGTGGCTATTTGCTCTAACAAAGAGGGCAATAAGAGGCAATGGGATGAGTATGCTATCCTATCGATGGCTCAGACTAGGGCTACCGGCAAGGCCTTTAGGAACTTAATTTCTTGGCTTATGAAGGCTGCTGGTTTTGAGGCTACACCTGCCGAGGAGATGGACTTTAACAAGATAGTCGAGGACACCCCCACCAATGATGAGAAGTTTATCTTACTTAATTTGATAGGGCATACTGATTTGAGTGATGATGAGGCTGTCTTGGCTCAAGAGGCTATCACTAACTGCCCAGACTACAAGACCTACCAAAAGCTCCAGCACCGTTTAGAGGCTCGTAGAAAGCCGATTGACCAGATAGTCAACCCCTCACAAAAAGATATAAATAAACACCTTAAAAAGACAGTAAAATGAGAATAGTTACCACAACCGATTTAAGCCTATTTGAGACTACCAAAGCCGAAAGGCAGGACTTTGCTCAAAGTGTCATAAATAGCCTAAAAGAGGGGCTTATAGACCCCTTAAAGGTGCATCTGCAAGTAAAATGCTTAGAGGACATCGTAAAGCAGCTAACTACCCATCCAGAATACAAAGATTTAACCCTAGAGGAAGCCAATAAGCATGGCAAGTCTTTTGAGTTACACAATGCTAAATTTGAGATTAAAGAAGCTGGGGTTAAGTACGACTACTCTAATTGTGGCGATCCGGTTTATAATGCTCTGGCTGAAAAGTTAGCAGAATTAGAAAAAGAGATTAAAGAACGCCAAGCCTTTCTAAAGGCTGTAAAGCCCGGCACAGAAATTTTGGTAGAGGATGAGGTCGTTATCCTTTACCCCCCAGTTAAGACATCCACAACATCTATAACCGTAAATCTAAAGTAAAATGAGCTACAAAATGGCAGCCGCAATCAGTCAAAAGCAACTTGACAAAAAGTTTCCACAAGGGATTAGGGTATTCGCACCAAGAGAAAATGCCCCCTCGTTTGTAAAAGGTCAAATCATCATCACCCCCAATGACTTATTCCAATGGCTTAAAGACAATCCAGACCTCTTAACGGATTATCAAGGTAACAAGCAGCTAAAGATTAGCATCTTGGAACGCAAAGATGGTGGCGGTTGGAATACCGTAGTTGACACTTACAAACCCCAAAGCAATGGACCAGATAAGGACCTCCCTTTCTAAAATGCAGGCCTACTTAGAGACCCCTATTGGACATGAACCAAATCAGCTTTTAGAACGGATTGAGTATCTACTAATAATGGTTGCTAAGTCAGGTCAGCTACTTGCAGAGGCTAAGTTAGCCCAAGACCAGATAATTAACCAAGGATTGCTGCAAGCTATGGAGCAAGGATTGGACAAAAAACTAAGCCCATCCCTTATCACTAAGTTTGTAAATACGAATGCCAAAGAGGTTAACTATTTAGTCAACTGGGCTGACAGGGTCAATGCATCTGCCACCCATCAATTAGATGCCATCAGAACCATTGTATCGTATCGTAAAGCCGAAATGAATCTATGAGAAAGGTTACCTTACCACGACTGACAGAGAAAGCCCAAAAGGTCTTTAATGCTTATATCAGGCAAAGAGATTCTAAAGACGGATATTTCACCTGTATCAGTTGCTTTAAGACTTTGCCAGTAGAATCCATGAATGCCGGACACTATGTACCAGTCAAGGGCGGATCATTTCTTAGGTTTCATGAGGACAATGTCAACGGAGAATGTCAACGATGCAACGGCTTTGATGAGTTTCACCTTATCGGTTATCGCAAGCACCTACTCTTAAAGATTGGCAAGAAAAGGGTAGAGTGGCTAGAAAATAACCGAAACAAGGTCCACAAATGGAATCGGGCAGACCTAGAGGATATCATTACTCTTTACACCACACTACTAAAAACCGCAAAAGATGGAACTAGTAACCACCTACCGTTTTAAGTGGAACGGACAATACATAGGGATATTAAGTAAAAATAACCCAACCATCCGGACCACTTTATTTCCCCAGCATGCAATCCACCACACAGAAGATGAGCTTGCTTGGGTATGCGAGAAACTATCGAGACATGGTTTTGATTACACTTACGAAAAACTTACCCATTTTTATTCACCCATAAAAAACCACAGACATGACACAAACAGAAAGAATCTTGATTTATCTTAAATCAGGCAAGCAGATTACCGCCATTGATGCCTTAAACAAGTTTGGCTGTTTTAGATTAGCGGCTAGGATTGCTGACCTTAGAAACCAAGGGCACACTATCTGGACCAATTACATTACTAAAGACAATAAGACTTTTGCAGCTTACAAACTTAGTAAATGACACATGGATCACTTTTTAGTGGGATTGGAGGCTTTGACCTTGCCGCTGAATGGATGGGCTGGGAGAATAAGTTTCATTGCGAATGGAACGAATTTGGTCAAAAGGTCCTCAAATACTATTGGCCCGAATCAGAACTATTTACCGACATAACAAAATCAGATTTTACTAAGTATGCAGACAAAATTGATGTTCTCACTGGAGGATTCCCATGCCAGCCTTACTCAATGGCAGGCAAGCGACTTGGCAAAGAAGATGACCGCCACCTCTGGCCAGAAATGCTTAGAGTCATTAGATCTT